TGTCTGCTGCAAATGATATTTCTGTTAATATACCAAAAAAATATGAGGAGATATTTTCAATTAGAACAATAATATCTGCATGTACTAACCAAAGAGTTGCAGAAATTTTAATGGATAATAGATATGCATATATGTCTGCATTTTCTACACATACAAACATCACAAAGTTATTAACAGAAAAATTTGGTCCACCTTTTCATTGTTCCTTAGAAGTTTGGATAATAACAAGAATATTTGAAAGATTAAAACAAATTTATGTTTATTCTACAAGTGAAAATATAAAATTAAGGAAACCTGAAGTATTATTAGGTAAAATGCAAAGAGAAACAATTGGTGGTGATATTTTAATACCATCTTTGTGGACAGACTTTATGTTAACAGATGTACATGAATTAATGGATGAAGCATTTATTTATGTTTTAACTATGAAAGAACCATCAAATGTTTTTCATGAACAAATTAGTGCTATAAAAACAATTGTGGAGTTTCAAGAACAATATGATAACTTACCAAAAAAGATAAAAACAGGGAATTTAATTAATAGTGAGGATTTAAAGGATTTTTTGTTATATGATTGTAAGATTGGTTTTTGTGCTGGTGTTATTTATAATTCCACAAAACATACAATAAATATGGAAAAACCAAATTATAAAAAAATAATAAACGATATAGCAGAAGAATCTTTATGTGAATTAATAAGTACAAAAGCAGTTATTCATGATTTGGAAAGAGAAGTTGTAAAAGACAAAAAACCAATAAAGAGATTATTAAATAAAAAAATTAGTAAAATTGAAGAGTATTCAAATAGAGTTTTAACAGAAAAAGAAAAAGAAGAAATTGTTATGTATTATATTAAGTCATCAAGTAAATATTATAATGAAAAAAAACCAAGACAAAAAGTTATAGAAACTGTTTTAGATTTAATAGAAGATAATCCACAATTTGAATATACAACAGATATTGCAAATCATTTCATAAAAAAAGAAAAAGGTAAAATAATTGCAGATATCTGTATAAAAGCACAATATGGTTCAAAAAGGGAATTTTATGTTATAAATATGGGAGCAAAAGCACTAGCTCGTTGTACTGAAAATTTTTTTAAGAAAATATCTGAGAATAGCCCAAATGAAGCAATTTCAATACCAGGTGATAATAAAGTTTTGGAAATGCAGAGAATGTTGGATAATGTTTTTTCAAGAACGAACATTACAGAAAAAACAAAGGTTAAATTTGTTAATGGTGATTGTACAAAATGGTCTGCTGCAGAAACATTGGGTTCTTTTATATCGATGACACTAGCTTTTGAAGGTAAAATCACAAACAGAATGTTTAATGTATTATTAGCAACATTTAATTCATGGAGTGAGAAAGAAATACAAGTACCATTAGATATATATAATAAAGTCGTGCCACCAACAGATAAGAAATATAAAATTCTTAAAGAAAAATTAAAATATATGGATAATAGTGATTATTTAGATAAATGCACAATTAAGAGCACACAAAATTTTTTACAAGGAATGTTCAATTATT